AGTACGGGATCACCAGAACCATCTTTTCTAAGAGGTTCAAAAATAGCTTCTACAGGAACATTAACATTGATACCTGGTTTTACTGAAGCAGCTGGGGCTTTTACACTATTAGTATTAAACATATTTCTTTGTTTTTAAAAATTAATAAATAACATTATCAAAAGGATCTCTTACATCAATAGGAGCATCTATAGATACTTCTTCAGAAGTTTCTACAGCCTCCTCATCATCTTCTGGCTCAATAGCTACAAACTTGCAGTATGTACCAGTCTCATCTTTTTGGAAAATTTCCAGTTTGAAGAGAGAACCTTGAGACATAAGGTGTTGATAAAGAGTAGGATTAGAGAAAGTCTTACTTTTATTCTCTCCTCTCTTGGTCTTCTTATAGAACTGACCATTAGGGGAAATGAGAAGCAGGTAAGTATCATTGCTCTTACCAAAGGTAAGCTCATTGTTCTGCATATCATTTAAGGAAAAGAATGTCTGAGAGAATTCCAGTTTGTCATTCTTAGCACGAAGATCCCAAGTTTGTGTTTTCTTGGACCTTCTAGTTGTAGTTGCAATTACTTGAAACATAAGTTTTTAATTTTACTTTTGATTATAAATTTTATCCCAATGGGTAATAAATTTTCCATCTACCAGCTCAGAAATTACTATTTCCTGATCCTTAAGATGGGTTGGCCTTGCACCACAGATAACATCATCTGTAGTCTTAAAGGACAAAATATTCTTGTTGTCTTCTCCTCTGTAAAGCAAACCAATTGCATCTACATCAGCAGAGACCATACTCTTAATTTTGCCAGTGAGATCTAACTCTCTAGCAGATACTTCTTTGCCGTTCTTCTCTATGTTAGTGGTCTTCAAGTGACCAAGAAGAATTACCCTATCTGCGCACTTATAAATGGCATTCAGTAGGTTTGTCATGGCATCCCTCAGATATTTATATCCTGCACCATTAGGAAGATCTAGCACATTATTGCCAACAAAGCCTTTACCCATAGGTGTTTGTTTATAAAGAGTTAGCGCATAAGGTAATGCTAAATCTTCCAACTTGGTTAGAGTATCTAGAGTGATATACTTATATGGCCTACCAGCAGCTATGATAGCTTTAATAAGGTCCATTAATTCTTGCACAGAGTTAATACTAACCTTGAGTGCATCATAATATTGAGTACCATTCTCCAAATCTATAATAAGATTATTCTCCAATTCTGCTAAGAGAGAGGTTTTACCAGTCTTAGGCTTAGAATAGATAATAAGCTTACCAGGATCTGTTAAGGTAGCTTTTGTTTTACTTGTTGGAAGTTCCATCTTTATAATAATGAATCATAAACTATTTGCATATCCTCAGATTTTGCAGGTGGTAGTTCTGAGAAACTACCGGCTTTTGGGTTAGCTAATAGACCCACAGCAATATTATCTCTTCCTAATCTGTTCTTAATTACCTTTAACATTATAAAGCTATCTTTAAGCTTATTAATATCATAACCCAAGCAAGTAGGCATATCCATCTTGAATGCTGACATAGTAGCAAGTACTACATCTGCATCTGCATATGGATTTCTAGAGGACTTAAAGTCAGTAATTTGTGGAGATATATCTACACCTTTAAATTTAGCCCTATCTATAGAACTTAGGCCATCATTAAATTGCGATATAAAGATACAGGAAACATTGAACATATTCCTAAGTTCTACCATATATTCTGATGCTTTATCTATAATTTCCTTATCTGAGAAGCCTCTTTCCTTTTGTAGTAAGAGCAGATGGTCTAGAATTATTATAGTATAAGCTTCTGGATTATTAGGTATAAACTTATCAATCTTTTTCTTAGGATTACCTTCTTTATCTACATAATCAATGTAGGTGAAGGAACCCTTCTGAGACATATATTGCCACATCTCATTGTAGATACCAGTAGGATTAGTACTCTTAAATCTAAAATTTATCTTAGAGAATAAAGCCTCTACAGTTGGTATCTCCATCTTAACATACTCTAATTCTTTAGGTGTTAAGCGATTATCACCAAAGCCTTTAATAACTTCTGGTGGAATAGTAACTCCATGTTTATTCTTAATGATGACGGAAAGCCAATTACATTTCTTGGATAACTCGTCAATCTCATAAGAATAGTAAAATACATTGATTTCCAGTCCTTTGCTTTCTGCATCAGATATTGCATTTAATAGCATAAAATCTGCAAGAGTAGTCTTATAAGTACCTGATAAACCGCCCAGTAAGGTGTATACCCCTCTCTGAATACCATGTATTTCAGAATTAATTCTCTTGAAGCCATTATTTAAGCCTTGGAATTTACCATCAAGGCCAGCTTGTATTCTCTCTTCTAAATTCATAATGAGCTTACTTTCTCTACTCTATTACTGTCTACAATACTTAGCTTTTCCCACATCTTACTCTTAATGAAGTTCTCTATCTTCATATTTAAGTTACCATAATTAGCTTTAATCTTGGCAACTACCTCATTATGAGTCTTGATGTCTCTTTTAATGTTCTTAGCATATAGGATAGACATAAGATTTCTATCTGCAGAAGTTAGAAATGCTTGTCTACCATCAATAATAGTGAAGGCAGGATAAGCCTCATAAAGCTCATCAATGTGTTTATCTACCTCAAAGAAGAGTTCTTTAGCAAGTTTCTCAGTTACCTCAAAGTAATCCAATTGGAATGTACTTTTAGTGCTTGGAATTACTTGCTCAATAAGACCTCTCTCTGCAAGAGACAGAATCATCTCAGAGTTTATAGCTCTCCTACTTCTATTACCATTTACTAAGACATTCTCCTTTACTCCATACTTAGAAGTCAAGGTTATCTTTTGACCAATCATATTTTCTGTGGCAGAAGTTGGTCTTACCTCTCCATCCTTTGGTGTAAAGTTACTATACTTATACACCAAATCAAACCTCTTGTTATAAATCAAGAGTAGATAGGTTAATTCCTCGCCAGAAATATCATATTTCACGAGAATTTCAACCCACTTATCTAAATCTAGCATGTCTTTTATTTATCGTTTAAAAACCCTAACCCCTCTATAAAAGACTCATATAACTATTGCTGCTCTTGTATCCTTTTGTTTATTCTTTGTCCAACTTTCTTCTTGAGAGCCTCTTATTACTAGATTGTATAGGTAGGAAAGTTTATCTTTCTCATACCTAGTTACCCTATATAGACGCTGTCTATGCTGAGTACTGCTTGAAGTACTACTTGCTATAATACCAAGTGTTACACTACTGTCATCAAAACCCTGATCTACAGATTTTGCACCAATTAGATATTGAACTTCCTTATTCAGGAAGTCTGCTAGATTATCTCTTTTTTTCTTAGCAGTAATCTTGGAGTGATAAAGTACACTATTGGGTAGCATAGTGTGAAGAACATCACAAAAAGAAGTACTCTCAGAAAATATGATACACCTTTCCTCAGGATGGTCAGCAATAATGTTAAGTATTTCTTCATACTTGTTGTAAGAATTATAAATAATATCTTTTCTTTTCTTAAGCCATCTATTAAACTGCACTGCATGCATAGTAACCTTACCTGGATCTAGATATCCTGGACTAGTTGGATGTAGTCCTTGATTTCTTCTATACAGATAAGCATCTCTACCGGCAGGAGATAGACAAGCCATAACATCATCAAACCTGTTGTAAAATGTTTTAAAGTAGAACTCATACATTTTATTAGCTTCAGCATATTGTTTAGCTTCTGCTTCTGTAAAGTCTAACATTTTATTATATTCTATAACAGGTGCAACCCACTCATTAGCAATAGCTTCCTTCATAGAGATAGTACAAATTTCTTTAATACCTCTCTTAGATAGAGTTTCTACATGTGCCTCTGACATTGTTGCAGATAATCCCATAAAATACTTCCACTTGCTATTTAATATAGCTTGGTTAAAGACAACAGCCTCATCATTAGAATACATATGTATCTCATCTTGGATAAGAAAGTCAGACTCCATAGTAGTCTTAACATATGTATTAACAACAAAGACTTCTGCCTTTACTCCCCATTCTTTAAGAATCTTAATCCACTGTTCTTGTAAAATTTGTCTAGGGACAATTACATGAATAACAGTATCTTCTGGTAGTGTTTTGCAACACTTGATTGCAGTAATAGTTTTACCAAAGCTACCTACTGCAGTTAAAAGACCTACTCTGTTATTTTGTTTCCAGAGTTCTACAATCTCAGCTTGTTTTTGATCCTTAGTTACCTTCATTCATTAAATCTCTTATCTCATCTGGATCTGGAAGCTGAGGTAATTCATCAACTTCTATTTCTTGATATAAATCCATATACTTTTTAATGTTTTTAGCAAAAATTAACAGTTCTTTTGGGGTAGCATTAGCTTTCATACTATTAGCAAGAGTGCTAATAACACAAATGTTACCCTTTATATATCCTTTATCAGGATATACTCTGTCTATGGATGGAGAGTACCTTGTACTACATATTAAGGGAACTTTAAGAATAGGACACTTTCTAGGAATGTGTATATCTTTAAGCTCAATATTGAATTCTAGCCCCTTCTTTAGTGCTCTTTTCTTAGCACTTCTATAAAGTTGTTGCTTTAAAGCAAGTAAGTGTTTATACTTACTTAAAGCCAGGAGCTTAATATTTTGTTTTTTTCTCACATACTCTTATTAAGGACTACTTATCCAAGACATATTTTCTATTCTCATTTAAGAGAGTAGAGATAAGAGTTGCATAACCTTCTTGTTCTTTCTGGTTACCAATGTCTCTAGAGATAGTACATACTAGTTTATAGACATTCTCACTCTCAAAATGTCCTATACCAATATTGTCTTTGTATCTTCCAGTTACAGTAGTTTTACCATCAATTCCTACATTTTTATAAGGCTGTATTTTTACTAATTTATACATAAAATAAAGATATTTGTTTTACATTAAACTCATTAACCCACTCATTAGCTTTCATTATATAATACTGATAATCAATATTATAGTCTGCAAAATCATCTACTTTAAAGCTCTTATTAAAGTATTTAACTTTCCAGTCTTTAAAGATTCTACCCTTTCTAGCAGGAGCTTCTACTTGTTCTATAACTCCACCAGAGTATCTCTTCATCAGATAGCCATCATGGTTCTGTTTACAAATATAGTATCTTACAGTCTTACTTAGCTTAGTTATTTTTAAATCTTGTATTGCTATTGCATGCAACTCATAGGAAGATTGGCCTCTCTCCCCAGAATATTTAGATTTTACTCCTGCACAGAAGTCGAAGATGTTTTTATGGTTTCTAATAGTTTCTTCCACAGGTATTCCATTAACCCAATACTCATAAACAGAATAAGGAATAATGCTATGAGACTTGTTTTTATGAAGTGGAATATCTTTGTACTCATACTTTCCTTTAGTTTTTGTTTTTCCATTAGTATAAATTGCTATGTAATTATTAACATCTGAGATAATCATTTTTTGATAGTCTACAAACTCAAGTTCCAATTTAGTAAGTTGTTCCCACTCTTTACAAATAGAGCTATAGATCTCCTCATACTCTCTTGGAATTGAGACCTCAAAACCATCTGTATTCATCATAACAAGGTCTAAAGGAATCTTCTCTGCAAGCATCTCTAGTAACATAGTTAACAGGAGCTGGCCATTAATACAAATAGATAGAGTTACAGCTCTATCTCTTAGGAAACTATACTCATCATTTGTTAAACCATAAGTAGAATTTAACAAAATTTTAAGTATATAATTCCTGGGGTCACTCTTTGGTATACTTCTTCTCTCATTAAAAAAACCCTCATATAGTGGAAGAAAGACATCCTTAGGTAGATGTGCCGGACATAAGTTATTCCTAATCATTAAATTAGGATAGAAACTTACCACATCTAGACTCTTAATAATTCTTTTCTCATCACTCTCAAAGATTTTATTCTTAGGAGCAGCATGTATACCACCTAACCCATATACTATTGGGATACTTTTGTAATTTACTACCTTCTCAAAGTTAGCTTTATTCTCAAGCCTTAAGGTTTGAAAGTGAGCAAGAACTTCTTGAAAAATAGGCTGTTGAAAGCTTACATATGGAAATATAATATCTTTAACTTCTACTATATCTCTTGTAGTAGCCATACTCTTCAAGTCATTTAAAGGTATTCTCATTGCCTTAGATAAATACTTACCAAATAGTTTCTTAGCCATATCAGGTTCTGTGCTATTCATTACATTAATATTATCCCTCAGAGTTATAGCTCTGCGAATATCTATCTCATGCTTGAATCTAGTATACAGTTCCTTGGTAGCAATTACATCATTCAAATTGTAAGAAAGCACCATTTCCTCCCAATTATCACCCTCTCCTTGAGAAGGCATATCCTCAATATTCTCTAGGTCCATCATAAATTCACACCACTTCAAGCCAGTTCTTTTAGCTTTAGTAGAGAGGGATAGACTCCTGAATAGGTCTAGTTGTGGGATTCTAAATTGCCATTCAGCCACATCAGGTCTTCTATTATCCTCTGAAGTTATAATTCTAGCATACCTCTTAATGTCTTGTGGAGTACAGTTAGGATTCCTAAACATATACTCTATTACTTGACCATCAAAGTGTACACTATTGTAACCTATTAATCCACTAACCTCATTCTTAAGAAATGAGAATAGTTCCTCTCTTTCATCCTTACTCTTACTAATGACAAAGACTCTGGTTTCATCAGAGTCTCTATCTATAAAAGTTGCAGTAAAAATGTCTAAGGTCTCTAAATCATATACCCAAACCCTTTTGCTCATGCCTGTACTTTAACTCACTAGCCATTAAATTAATAGTTCTAGGATTATTATTAGACTCAGTGAGATAAGTAATAATATTTAGAATATGATCAGTATCTAAGTCTTTTAGCAATTTTTCTACAGGAGGAATTCTATTCATGTTTTTATCATAATTAGAAGTCCAAGTAAAGACTTCTCTAATATTTTCTATAAGATCAGAAATCTCACCCTCCCTTATTTCAGCATCACCAATAGTTCTGGAGTAAAACTCCTCAATATCAACCCCAGACTTATTGCAAGTAGAACACCAAGCCATTTCATGGTGTTTAAAATTGTGCAGATTTGTTTGACAGGTTTTGCAGTAACCATACTTTATTTTCATTTTCTAATGTTTTAATCTTTTCTCTTAAATCTGATTGATATTTCCAATATTTATGGTCATCAGAATATTGGTAACTTTCATCAAGAAAATTACTAAGATAATCAAT